TTATTCGATGATGGGTGAGAGGGTAGAGGCCAGCTCTGCGGCCTGCTGGCTCTGGCTGCTGAATGTTGGTGCATTGGTCGGCCCTGGCCCACCGTGGTTGTGGCTGGCGGCAGAGGCGGCCAGCTGCTCCACCACGTTCATCAGCTGGAGCAGCAGGCGGAAGATGTTCACGCATTCGGTACCCACCCAAGAACGGGGCGCCTCGAAGTGTTGGAGTTCTCCTGCCACACTGCGGCGCAGTTGTCCGATCACCGACACCAGATCGCCGGCAGTGGTCTGGCTCATGTTGCCCAGGCTCCCCAGCACCATGTCATCACCGGCCAGCAGCTCGATGGCCCCGAGCGCTTCGATGCGCTTCACAGCCCCGATCTGCTCTACGCTGTGTTGCTGGGTGGTGAGCTGGTGCTGGCCGAACTCGCCCAGGTATTCATCAGCCTCGCGGTGCATTCGCATCGCCTTGTCATGTTGGCGGCGGTCAGTATGGCGTGACTGGTTGCCCACAGTATCGGTACGGCTGGCCACCTTAGCCCGTTGCTGCTGTAGCTGCTCGCCCGGAGCGATATCCGGCAGCGGCCAACCGGTGCCCAGTACTGTGCGAATGAATGGCCGGTCAGCGCGGCCGAAGGCAAACCCCAGCTCAACGATCGTCCCCTCGATGGGGAACTGCAGCAGCCCCTGCTCGTGCCCGCCAAACTGCACCGGCAGCGGTACCGCCCGATAAAGTGGGGCGGCCTGGTCCGGCTGGCCATCTTCCCCCAGTAGTTGCACGTCCACCGCATAGCGGGGGCGAAAGGGGTCATTGAGCTGGCCAGCGGCCGCGCTATCGCTGGTGGCCTCAACCCGCCCGAACTTGGGCAGGTGCATGTTGTCGGCCAGCTCCGGGAACTCCCCCTCTATCTTGCGCCGTTCCGGCGTTTTCACCGGTTTGCCAGGTGTTGCTGTGGTCAGGGTCATCTGGTCGCCCTTAAGGCGCACCCGCATCACCCGCTTGCCGTTGACGATAGCGCCTGGGCGCATGGTCGGGATCGGCGCCGTGGTCAGCGTGTTGCCCGCTTGATGGCTCGAAAACGCCGGATCCAGCGCTACCGCACGCTCAGGCCAGCGGCTATGGGCGTGGCTGCCCACGAAGATGGTGCCATCGGGTTGTTGATGCCAAATGAAGTCGGGGACCGCGAAGGCGCGACCGGCATGATCGAGCAGCTGATAGCCGGTACCGGCGCTGGTGAAGTTGGGGATAGGCCGGTCGGTATAGTCAGCCCCATCAGGTAACAGGAAAGTAAGGCTAGTCTGGTCAGTCAGCCAGGCCAGCAGGCGGCGCAGGGTGGCATGTTGGAGGCTGACCGGAAAGCGGCTGCCCAGTATCCCCGCCAGCTCACGGCAAAGCAGTTTGTTGGTGCCATTGGCGGCGGGTTGCACGTCATACACGTAACCGGTGAACCAGCGGTGCAACTGGTTGTTATAGCCGGTGTCCACGGTCAGGGTCTGCCCCTTCTCGGCCTGGCCTTCGATGGTGAGAGCGGCACGGCCGCCGGCGTTGAGGTCCAGCACCATATCATGGTCGACCAGGTGGACAGGTTGACCCGCCAGGGTCAGGCGAGTGGACAGTTTCACGCTAAAATATCTCCTACCTTGCCATCAACCCATTTAAGGCCTTGTTCAAAGCGGTTCAGTTTGTCTTGTTCTGGTGCGTCGTTGCCCTTTACTGCGGTGGTATTACTGGTCCCTTTTCCGACAGAGGCAGTCGTTTTTGGTAGGCGTTGTTCCCGCTTCTCGGGCACCGAGTTGTGTTCGCGCAGGGTGAACTGCACTTGCCACGCCAGCAGCCCCTCCTGCTCGCTGGCGGTGATGCGGCCGGCAAACTTGGCCTGGCGCACCTTCACTGACTTGGCCAACAGCGAACCGACCCTGTAAATATGGCGCTGACCGCCATCCCCCTTGGCGCTGGCCAGTTCAAACAGCCGGCTCAGCATCTGCTCATCCTTGAACGGGATCAGGCCGGAGACATCGAGCTCCTTGGCCTTCTCCCCCTGCTCCGAGCTGCTGGTTGCGCTGGTCTGGCCGCTGTTGTCTTTGTCCTGAAACTGCATCGATGCGGAGACCCGCATCGACTTCATCACAACGGGCTCACCGTCCAGGGTAAGCATGGCGGTTCGGCTCATCGGGTTAACTCCTGCCAGAAGGTGAGCGGGGAAGGGGAGAGCAGCAGGGCGCCGACCGTCATGCTCTGACTATGGTCTGGCGGGCTGCTCTGGCCCAGCTGGGCGGCCAGGCTGGCTGCATCCCCCTGGCCCTGCCAGTGCCAGAGGGTACCGGAGAGTGAGCCCCGCCTGGCCAGAGCCTCGGCGAGGGTGGCCAGGCGGTCGGCACGGCGTTTCGCCAGCCCCTGCAGCTTGGTGATCGGGGTCTGGCTGTCCCAGCAAAGGCTCTCCAGTTGGGCCAGCTCTGCCCCCAGCGCCAGGCGGGCCGGGCGCAGCGGATCCCAACTCAGCGGCTCGTCTGCTTTCCAGCGTGGCACCTTGGCGGCGATGGGCTGGCTCATGGTGTCGTTGTTGGCGGTGAGGCGGCGCAGGGTGGCGCACCACTCCGGCAGCGGCAGTACGGTGCAGAGCGGAGCCAAGGCCATGGCCAGTGCCTCGGCGCTGTTGCCGGTCACCAGCCAGGCGATGGCGTGCAGCTGGCCAGTCGGCAGCAGGGGATCGGCCCCGTCCTGCAGCTTGGCGGCAAGGGTGGCCACCGCATTGGGGGCGGCGAGGCTGTACTGGTTGCCCTGGTGCTGGCTCACCCCATGCTGATACGGGGTCACGGTCAGGCAGCGTCCGGTAACCAGTAGGCGGTCGAGCTCGCTGCGCAGTCCTGCCAGCGCGGCGGCGGCCTCGCTGAGCGGGTGGGACCGGTACTGAGCTTGCCCCGCCAGCCCTTGCAGGCGGTTTACTGCGGCTGATTGAGCGCCCGGGATCTGGCTTGTCACCCCGTTGGCCTCCCCATGGAGTGCGTCAGCCGATGCGGGCCATACCAGATGGCCCTGGTGCCATGTCATGCCTCGGGCTCCTCGGTGGGCTCGGTCGGTAGGATCGGCTCAGGGTTGACCCAATCTTTTCCGTCAAAGGTCGCGCCAGCGATCACCCAGTCAGGGCAGGGCACAAACTTGGCGGCCAGCTCAGCCACATGCACATCAGCCGGGGTGATGTTCAGGCCACCATCGTTCCAGATTTCCGTCACGCGATCTTTAATCAGTCTTGCGTAGTAATTCATCCCAATACCTCCACAATCACGGCCCCCGGGCCCCCTCTGCCGGTGTAGGTGTTGTAGCCACCACCGCCACCTGCGCCAATGCCCCCACGTTGCACTGCGGTTGTGCTGCCACGATTAGCGCACGCGCCGCCGCCAATGTTCGCCTGGTGTGCTGAATGGGATGTTCCTTGACCAACACGGCTATACACGGAGAGGTAGTTGCTGCCGCCAACCGCTTGCAGCGTCAGCTCCGCATCCAGCGGCAAATCGTGCGGGGTGATCCCCAACCCCCACCCATCGTCATACAACAGAGGCCGTGGATAACCCTCCCATGAGCCACCAACCCCGCCCATTGCGATACTATTGATGTAGGCCTCTCCATTCCCTCCCGCTCCGCCGGCTCCGTAGCGATTCCCAGATGCGCCACCGCCGCCGCCGCCGTTGTTCGCATCAAATCCGTTGCCGCCCGCACCGCCTGATTTATTGATGGCGCCACCGATGCCGGTTCCACCTGCGCCGCCTTTACTGGCTGCCGAGGTGGTATCCGTGGCAGTCTTGCCACCCGTGGCCGAGAGCAGCGCCCCAAATCTGGTCGTGCCGCCATCCTGGTTTGCATCACCGCCAGCCCCCACGGTGTAGGTGTATGTTTGGCCAGGCACCACATCGAGCTCGAGTGCGGCATAACCGCCACCTCCTCCGCCACCGCCAAACCCATGCGTGGTGCCCGTTGCATTGCGACCACCCGCCCCACCTCCGACAACGGCCACACGGATCCGGCTCCAGCCATTTGGAATGGTCAGCTGGCGAGTGCCCGGGATGATATCGAATACCTCAATGGCGTTGCGAAAACGGCCAAAACTTGCGGGGGCGTTACCACCCAAGCTAACTGTGGTCATGAAGCCCTCCATTGACCGTTGATTTTGACAAAGACGAACTGACGGCCCGTTTCGACAAGACGTACCGCGTCAGCGGGTCCGCGCGGGGTCATGATCTGCGAGCTGGCCTGTAGCGAACATGGCGCGTTGGCCAGATTGACGCTCCAATCCACCTCTGCAACAAAGCGGCTGCCATCCGGCCAACTGTCCATCAGCGTGACCATGCCCCCTTGCAAAAACCGCACATATGATGGGAACGCCTTGCCTGGCTCAGGCAATGTCATGGGCCCGTTTACATTGGTAGCGGCGAACCCTTGCTGGATGCTGGTCTGGATGTAGTCGGTGAAATCAAACTGCCATGTCTCCGGCGTGATGGTCACATCCAGCGCGGCGCTGGCGCGGGCGAAGGCCAGGATGAAGTTGCGGATCAGGGTATCCCCTGGTTGGTTGGCATCCTTGGCCACCTTGACCGTATCAGGCAGATAGGAGACTGCAACCAGGGTGCCATCGCTGGCTTCCAGTCCCATCCAGTTGAACGCAAACGGCCCCACGGTCGGTTCCAGCAGCAGGGAATAGACCACCTTGTCCGGCGAGATCGCGGCGGCCTTGGTGACCGGCCCCCGATATTTTATTTCCCCCGGTGCGGGATCCGGTTCATCCGGATTCACCGGGTCGGTGTAGTTCAACCCCGGCTTGTAGGCCAGCACCATCTTGTCGATGTGGGTGGCCACGTTCAGGGCGAGATTCTGGGTGATGAGCATCATCCCCCGATTCAGGATTTCGGCCATTTAGCCTCCGTAGTTACATAGCTGGCAGAGATCGGCTGGGCCGCTCTCACGCAATGCCCCCAGACCGAACCGGCCAGTTCGACATCTGTTGATGCGGTGATAGTTTGATAGCTGGCCGAAAACTCGGCGCAGCCCAGTTGCTGCTGGTCGGTGAACGCGGTCACGCCCACGTCATAGCGGCGACAGGTGCGGCGGTACTGCTTCACCAGCTCGTGGGCCAGCCGCTCCGTCAGTTGGTCGCTGTGCTCATCGAGCAACAGCAGGATGATGTCCCAATCCATGCCGTCGATGCGCTCCATCTGGGCGCGCAGGGTGATATCGAAGCGGCCAAAGATATCGACAAAGCCTGCGGTACTGCCCGCGTCTCTGGCGTTGATGAAGGCGAACTTCACTCGCTTGCGAAACAGGTCGAGCGGTTCGCCCTTGAAGCGCGTGATATCCCGCTCCCAGGCGAGCAGTGCCAGCAGGGACTCGGAGCAGGTCAGCGGGTCTTGTTGCGCCAGCGGCTGTACCAGCCAGCCTCGCAGTCGGCGCCACAGGGCCATGATGCCCCGGGCCAAAAAGGCGGGCTCCTGCACACCGTCCGCGATGCTCTTGCCATCTTCCCACCACGGGGCGGTGCTCTCCGGCAGCTGGGGCGCGGCGCTCAGATGGTCGATGCCGGTGGTTTTATTCATGGAGTGTCACTTCCTGCCCCGAGAGACGCGGGATGGCGAGCCCCGAGAGGATATCCAGCTCGGTGAAGTGCAGGCTCTTGATCTCGGGGAATGCCTGATGCAGCTCGCGGCCCAGCTGGCTTAAGGAGAAACGGGACAGCGGCCAGGTGCGGGTCACGGTCGGATAGTCAGCCGACAGCCGGAACGCCGCATTGACCAGCTGCCTGACCCCGGCGACCAGGGCGGCCCGCTGGGGCTCGCCAAGGTTATCGACGGGCCACAGTTCAAGGTGCAGGGAGTGCTCGGTTTCCGGCATCGCCATCACCTGCAGATCATCACCGTGGCCGTGGTTGCCCTGGTTGGTCACGTAGTCGTTAAGCTTGCTGATGAGGCTGGCCGGGGTGGTCCCTACTTCCAGCAGGATGTAGGCATTGGCGGTACCTGGCCCGCGCGGGGCGTCGTGCTCGAAGAAGATATGATCGGCACGAATGCCCGCGACGCTGGCCAGCATCGAGCGATAGACGGCATCGATGTGATAGCGCCCCACTGCCGAGAACTGGTTCTTGATGCGCAGGCCCAGCGCATCGTTGCTTTCCGCATCGGCGCCCGGGGTGATGATCCACTCCTTGTCATCGTTGCGGGCAGAGAGGATACCGGTCACCGGTTCACTGAGCAGGTGGTAATAGCCCGGGGCCAGATTCCAGGCCGCGCCCGCGAACTCGGCTTCGCACACCACGCGGGCCACCGCTTCACCGGCTGGGCTGACCATGGCCTGTACCGGCTTCACCCGGTAGAGGGTGCCGTTGATGCGCTCGGTACTGACCCAGATATCGGCAGGGATGGTGACCGCTTCGCTCGGATTGGCCTTGACGAAGTTGATTACCCCTCTGGTCTTCTGGTCGCCTTTGCGGGTGAGATCCACATCCCACGCCTTGAGGTCGAGATAGGCATCGGTGGCAGTGGCGGCAAAGGTGTTGGGCAACACATGGCCAGCCAGCAGGGTACGGACAAGCCAAAGCGCCGGGGTGATGACCACGCCGCGCACCAGTCGCCAAAATGGGCTCACATCGCTGTCGTTGGTGATAAGGGAGCCGGCGGCCACCACCTCCTTTTTAAGCTCGGCCTCCATGGCCTGCTCGGTGGTCGGGATGCCGGTCTCGGCCAGCAGGGCCATAAAGTCCACGTTCGGGCGCAGGTTCACAGGGTTACCTCCAGATCGCCAAAGTCATACGTGCGGGCCGTCACCAGAATGCGCTGCGGGTCTTCCTCACGAATGAGGATGGTGCCTGGCACCAGTCGCTCGTCGTTCTCGACCAGCAATTCAATCTCGGTCATCACATCGCTGCGCAGGGTTGGGCTGCGCTCGCCAATCAGCTTGCGGGCCAGCCCCGATTCCATGATGCGGTGCTTGATGTCCTGGCCGATGCTGTGGCGGTCCTGGGTGGTGCGCGGCTGGCCGCCGGCATCGAGCAGCCAGGCGCCGTTCACGACCAGCAGATCGATGTACTTGGGTTCGCTCATTTGGTCGTTATCCACATTTCTTGCTCCATCTCCCCAGGGGTGATCGGGTTGGCAAAGTGGTTGTGCACCTCGCCGATGTGCATGGCCTTTGCCGGCGTCTGGTTGGTGGTGGTCGCCGCCGCGTTGGCCTGGATCAACTGTTGGCCAAGGCCCCCGGATGGCACCTTGCTCTGGTCCTGCTGGCGGTAGCTGGCCAAGGGGCTGTTCACCACGGTGGTGGGCGGGGTGATATCCGTGGGGGAGCCGGCCCATTTGGGCAACACATCCACGTTCAAGGCGCCGGTGTCGAACTGGGTGCCCAGGAACTGATTCGAGGCATCGAGCGCCGTCTTGATGAGCGCGATCAGTGCCCGCCACGGGGTGAGTAGGGTGTCGAATACCGCGCCAAGGATGGCCCCCATCCGGCGGCCGGCGTCGGCCACGTTGTCGATGCCGACGCTGGCCTGGTTGGTTTGTTCAAAGAAGCCGCCAAGCCAGGCGCTCCCCTGACCGAGCAGCCCCACGATGAGGGTGAAAAAATCCGCCACGGGGGCCAGTGCTTGCGACGCGAGCGGGCCGAAGGTCTCGGCCAGGCCGCCAAAGAAAGCGCCCAACAGTTCAAAGTCAGTCAGCACCGCGAAGGTGGCGCGCAGTTCGTCCCAGTAGATGATGGCCAGCGCCACGGCGGCGACCAGTGCCAGGATCGCCCCGATGATGATCACCGCCGGGTTCAGACTCATCGCCAGGTTGACGGCGAAGATCACCGGGCGCAGGGCGGCGAGGGCCTTCTTGAACAGCAGGATGGGGCCGGTGAGACCGCCGAAGGTCAGCGCCCAGGCCAGGGTGGCCAGCTTGGCGACGCCGGCCAGCATCAGCCAGGCACCGGTCACGATGCTAAGGCCCGCAATGGCCAAGATGACGGCCCCCACCACCTTGGTGAGGTTAGGAAAGAGCCGGGTCCAGCGCAGTACCAGGTCACCGCCATCGGCAAAGGCGCCCACCACCTTGTTGATGGTGGGGAGCAGTGCCCCGAAAGCGGCAGCTCGGATCGCGAACCAGGCCGACTTGACCCGTTGCCACTGGTCCACCATGGCCCCGGCCATCTGCTCGGCCTTGCCCATGCCGTGGGTGTTGGCCAGGGCATTGATACTGGTGGCCAGGCCCTGAGTGTTGCTCATCAAGAGCTTGATCATCGAGACCGCTTCATCCGAGCCAAACGCCTTTTTCAGCTCGTCGCTGCCGGCCACGGTGAGGGTGTCACCATAGCGGGCCTTGAGCTTGTCCAGGATATCGAGCACCGGCAGCATGTTGCCCGCGGAGTCGGTGAACTTGAGGCCGAGCGCTTTCTGAGCACTGCCGACCCCGGCCAGGAAGGACTTGAACTTGGTACCGGCCTCGCCGCCGCCCATGGTGGCCTGCAGGTGGCCGAGCACGGCGAACTGCTCATCCATCGAGATCCCGGCGGCGGTGGCGTTGGCGCCAATGCCCTTGAAGGCGTCGGTCATGCCCTGGCCGGTGGTTTTAAACATCTGCACCGCTTGCGCGGTCTTGCCGGCGACATCCTCCACCCAGTTGGCCTTGCCCATCTTCTTGGCCTGTTGCTCGAAAATGCCATACATGGTACCCATGTAGTTGGTGATGGTGGCGGTGTCGGCCTTGGTAGCCTTGGCCAGCACGCCAGAGGCACGGGCAAAGGAGGGCAGTTCATTGCCCTCAAGCCCCGCGATGGCGGATTGGATATCGTAGGAGGCACTGACAAACGCGCTGGCCGATTCGCCGTACTTGACGGAGAACATCAAGGCGGTGTCGGAGAGCTGCTTGAGGGTCTTTTCATGGACATCGAGCGAGGCCACTTCGGCCAGGGCTGCGTCCATTTCCAGAGCTGGCCCCAGTGCATTCTGGATCGCCATGGTGCCGGCCAGCATGGCGGCGCCACCGCCGGCGATATTGGCAAAGCCGCTTTGCGCGGTCTCTTTCACCCGGTTCAGCTGGCTGTTGATGCCCTCAAGCGGCCGGGTAACGGCATCTATCAGGGCAATCCTCATGATCAGTTGTTCGGTGACAGAAGCCATGATTTATCCATTGAAGGCGGTGGCGATGCCCTCGGCGACGGCATGGGCGAGGCGTTGGGCGTGATACTTGTCTAATCAGAGGGCGCGAGCCAGGGTGTCGAGCTCGTCACCTTCATGGGGCAGGTAGTGGCGGCGCAGCGCCAGTACCTGCTCCAGTTGGTTGTGCTCGATGGCCTCGGCGCGCGCGGTCAGTTTTTTACTTCGATATCCAGATCGGGGGCGTACTGCTCGTTGACCTTGGCGGCGATCTGCAGGGCCGCGCCCGGGCGGGCCAGCAGGCCATCCAGCGCCTCTTTGCTGTCGGCGTCGACGATGCGCTTGAGGTACTGATGGGACGGCGCCACCTTGTCGGTCATCGACAGGCCGTTGATGTAGCTGCTGTAGGCCACCATGGTGGGCACAAAACAGATGTCGGTGCCGGCGATGGTCAGGATGATAGGCGTGATCTTGCTCATGGGGTGGTTTCCTCTTGTTCAATCCACTGGTTTAGGGTGTTGAGTTGGGTTTGGCAGCGGCGCAGCGCCGTCTGCAGAGTGGGGATGAACCGCACGGCCTCGCCGTAGGTGCTCCCCGTAAAGTCAGGCTCCGGGCAGTGGGGCACCAGCCCGGGTGGCGGAAGCCGCTTCACTACCTTGGTTTGCACCACCGTGGTGGGCTGGCTGGAGCAGGCGCAAAGCACCGTTAGGCAGAGGCTCGCGAGCACAGTCCGGACGGCCCGCCGGCGGCGTGGCCAAGGCTTCTTGCAGTTCATCGGCGGTCTTCCTGTTCTGTTTGTCGAGCTCAGTCAGTGCGTCGTTCTGGTTGGCGAGCAGCAGACGCAACCCCTTTGCCTGCATCAGCAGTTCCTGGAAGGCGGTCGCTTGCTGGGTGTTGGCAGCCTGCAGGATGTTGATGGTGTCGTTGGCACTGGCCAGTTCCTTGGTGCGCTGCGTGAGTCGTTCGCCTTGGGTAAACAACAGGGTGCCCAGTACCAATCCGATGATGGTCGGCAGGAATCGGATGAGCGTGCTCATGCCTGCACCCCGCCGAACTCGGTGAACTTGGCCAGCAGGTCAGCCAGCTTGTGCTCGCGCTGACCGTAGCCGGCCCCGGGCAGGCTGGCCCAGATGTTGGCGCACTTGGCCACCGCCTGGGGGATGCGGCCCTTGAGCACATCGTCCAGCGCCTTGCGCTCGCGGATCAGCTGGATGGCCCAGGCGTCTTGCGACGCGGGGCCGAAGTCCGGCAGGCCGAGCTGATCGCGATAATGCGGCCAGTGCTTGGACAGGTGCTGATAGCGGCCGGCGGCGGTGCTGCTCAGGGTCTTGTTGACCTGCACCAGCACGTTCGGGTGGGTGCGGTAGTCGGTGAAGAACCCTGCCGGATTGACCAGCTTGTTGTAACCGTCATCCCCCAAGCCCTTGGTGCCTTCGGCATAGGCGAGCAGGTCGAGAAAGGCGGCCACTTGCGGGTGGCAGTTACTGCGCGGCATTGTTGTCTCCCTTCTTGTTGAACACGGTCTTGGCCCGCTCGCGGATGATGTCGATCCCGAGCAGTCCCACCATGCCACCCAGCAACGGGGTGGCATCCTGGGGGATCCCGAGCAACTGGGTACCGGTGGCGGCCGCCAGGGTGATGAGGCCGCACAGCAGGGATTCGATCAGCCGCCGGCGGCCCCACCCGCCGGCGTAGGTGATGCGCAGGAAGGCGATGGCCAGCGCCAGCAGAGCCCCATAGACGGCGGGCCAGTTGTCCATCAACCAGGCCAGCAGGGCTGCCCAGAGGGTGGGGTCTTTGTTTGGCATAGGGTTCATGTCCGTTGCTCTGGTTAGCGACCCAGCCGCTCAAGGCGGGTCTTGCAGGGGACGCACAGGCGCACCCCGGGGATGTGACGGCGGCGTCCTTCCGGGATGGGGTCGTCGCACTCTTCGCACTGGTGCAGGCTCTCCCCCTGGTAACGCCCCTTGCCCACCTGATTGGCCAGCTGAGCCGCCAGCATGCGGGCGGCATGGTGATTGGCGCGGTCGATCTCGTCCAAGGCGCGCCCCTTAATCCATCAGGTGGCGGGTGTCGTCCTTGGAGAGGTACGGCACGCCATCAAGGTGAACAAAGTCGGGGGAGGTGACGAAGCCTTTCACCTTGTGCACGGTCTTGCTGCCACCTTTGCCATCGACGTCGAGCAGGTCGGCCACGTTCAGCTTGACGCCGAAGGCTTCTACCTTGATTTCCTCGCGGCCGGTACTGGCGTAGAACAGCACATCGTCCGGCTCCATCCCGCGCCAGCTGCCGGCCCGTTTGGCGGCGGCGATCAGCTGCTTGAGGTTCTTGGTGTCGAGCTCGAATTCACACTCGGCGGCGACATCTCCATCCACATAGCCATCGGGAATGCCCCGGGTTTGCGCCACCGCGCTGTTGTCGGTGATGGAGAGGCTGGCCTTTTCGACGTGGACCATGGCCCCCATCAGGGTGGTGTCGAAGTTGATACCGGAAAAGCGTTTGGTCACGGGTTAACCCTCCCCGTTGTTGAGGCTCAGATCGAGCAGGATGTTGACGGTGATCCCCTTGGGGCAATCCACGGTGCGCACCACCACAAACACCGAGACCAGATTCTTGGCAGTCCATTGGATACGGATGTCACCATCCTGGGGGGACGCGAGGTAACCGGGGAACAGCTGGCCGTTGATGGTGGTTGCCTTGGCCATGGCGCGCAGGTCTTTGCCAAAGTAGGTGATGGCGGTGGCGGTGGCGGTGCTGCCCGGGGTGGAGTTGAACGAGCGATCCCCAATACGGGCGATGGCGCGCAGGCGCATCCGGCGCGCCACCTTGTAGGCAATGCGCAGGTTTTCGATCACCTGGTAGTCGCCGCCCTCGGCGTCCAGGGTGCGGCCGTCGGCCCAGTAGGTACCGTCGAAATCCGGGTACCACATCGGTACCGAGAACCGGTTTTGCTCCAGGGTCTGCAGGGTGGCCAGCGGCAGCGGGATCCCGTCCTTGTCCACCGGCTTGTTGCCAAGGCCGACCAGGGCGCCGGTCTTCACCCGGCAGGGGCTGTCGGCGATGCTCACTGCCCGGTTGCACAGGCGCCCCGCATAGGCGCCGGCGAGGTTCGGCCACAGTTGCGGTACCAGAGACACCGAGTCGGCTCGGATGCCATCTTGCAGGGCGGCCCGCGCCCCCTCGTACTCGCTCCAGTCTTGCCCCCCCTCGGCGGTCGAGACGATGCCCGGCACGGCCAGCAGCATGAACTGCCAGCGCCCCCACTTGGCGATGAGCTCTTGGTTGAGGGCGTGGGCGGCGTTGATTTTCGCCTCGTCCCACGCTTGCCCCAGTACCACGACCCCCTCAAACGACTGGGTTTTCTGGGCATCACGTACCGCGTCTTTCCAGTCCATTTCAGCGGGCAGCACGTAGGCGCCGGCGCTCCAGTTCTGGCCGGCGTTGGCCATGGCGGCCTGCAGGTTGGTTTTGAGCGCACTGGCGGGCTCACCCAGCAGCTTGTCAAAGTCACTCTGGGTGTTGAGGGAGAGCAGCTTTCCGGTATTGCTTGGCGCCGTGCCGACAAACAGCAGGTGGCGCTCGACTTCGGTCACCGGCCCCTGCATCTGGTTCAAGTTGTTGATCTGTACATAAGGCCACATGGCTTATTTCCTCTTGAGGGCTTGCTTGTTAACGTCCCAGCCGTAATCAATCCCCTGCAGGGCGCGGGCGAACGCGTGTTCACGTTGCTTGGCGTTGGCCCCCAGGAATGGCCTGGCCGGTATCGTGATAGTCCAACTGGTCTTGGCTGCCTCTCCCTTGAGATTTTTGATACTGCTTGGCCAGCGCGTTGACGGGGATGCCGTAGGACTTGGCCAGGGCGTTGCTGTATTGCTCCAGGCGCTGACGGGCCTGGACGGTGAGGGACTGACTCACGGCCGCTCCTTAGTAAACGGTGGGGGTATCGTCACCGCCGAGCGCGCCCGGGCGCTGGCCCGGTACTTCAGCGGAAAACTGTTCGATCTTGCCCTGCAGCTCGCCGACCTTGTCGGTCAGGCTGGTCAGGGGCTGCTCCAGCTTGGTGAACTGCTCGGCGGTGATGCCGGGTTTCTCTTCCACCTTGGTGGGCTCGGTGACCGGCGGGGTGGTTTCCTCGGTGGTCGGTTTGGCGTCCAGCTTGGCGCTGAAGGCATCGATCTTGGTGCCAAGGCCAGTGAGGGCCCCCAGCATCTGATCGAACTGTTCTGGTTTCATTTCCTCATCCTCGGGTTGGCTGGGGTTGGGTTGGGGGTCAGGCTCGCCATGGCTGGCCAGGAAGCTGAAAAACTTGGCGATCAGGCCATCGGCCTTCTCGTGCTTGGGTAGCTTGAACATGGAGAGGTCCAGCGGCTCGCTGGTGCCAACGGCCTGTCCCTTGTTGCTGTTGCTGAACTTGAGATGGGTGGTGCCGGTGCTGGCGGGCTCGTCGGTGACACCGAGGCCCAGCAGGTAGGTACGCCCCAGATCGGCGAAGTTTTCGAAGGGTTCGATGGAGCAGAACTGATACTGGCCGTTCTGGTTGTAGTAGATGAGATCGCGATTCGGGCAGAGGATGGCGAACAGCTTGAGCTTGCCATCAACCTCTTCGGTCTTGAGCGCTTGCACGGTGCCATAGCTGGACCAGCGATCGTGCTCCGGCTATCGGGTCAGCAAGGGGGTTTCATCCAGTTGTGTTCGTGGCGATTCGGATCCAGCGGGATATCCGAATTGCTCAGAACATCAGTGGGATAAGAGGGGGAAGGGGGCTGGCTATGATGGCGCCATCATTCACCTGATGGAGGCGCCGTGGCGTATCCCGAAGAGATCCGCAATGCCGCGCGGGGACTCTACCTTAAACGATGGACACCCCAGGAGATCAAGGACGAACTTGGCCTTAACTCCTGCCGTGTGGTCTACTTCTGGGCCGAGAAATACGGCTGGCGTGACCTGCTGACCGAAGAGGCGGTGGAGGATGCCATTGCCCGCCGCCTGCACTCTCTGCTGGGCCGAGAGAAGAAAACCCCCGAAGAACTCGACGAAATCGACCGACTTGTCGGACACCATGTCAGCCTGAAGGAGAAGGCACTCAAATGGGCCGAGCGCCAGCAGGCGCTGACCGCCCGCCATGAATCCGGTGACGAGCCTTCCCCCGACCGTTCCCCGCGCAGCAGAGGCGGGCAGGATGGCGGTGGCCGCAAAACCAAGGGCGGCAAGAAGGGCAAGAACGAGATCAGCCACCTCACCGAGGCAGACTTTGCCGAGTGGCTGAGTACCCTGTTTGGTTATCAGCTGCGCTGTCGCGAGGCCAAGAACGACCCGGCGCTGCCGCGTACCCGCAACATCTTGAAGTCACGCCAGATCGGCATGACCTACTACTTTGCTGGCGAGGCGCTGGAAGATGCGGTACTGACCGGCGGCAACCAGATATTCCTGTCGGCCACCCGCGCCCAGGCAGAGGTGTTCCGCTCCTACATCTGCAAGATTGCCCAGACCTTCCTCGGTGTCACCCTGACCGGTAACCCCATCGTCCTGTCGAATGGGGCCGAGCTGCATTTCTGCTCCACCAACTCCAACAGCGCCCAGTCCCGTTCTGGCAACGTCTACATCGACGAGTATTTCTGGATCCCCAACTTCGAGAAGCTGTCGGACGTGGCCAGCGCCATGGCCACGCAATCCCGTTGGCGCAAGACCTACTTTTCGACGCCATCGAGCAAGGTGCATGAGGCGTACCGGTTCTGGACGGGGGATCGTTGGAAGGGTCAGCGCCCGAGCCGGGTGGCGATCGACTTCCCGGGTGAAGATGACCTGCGCGACGGAGGCCGTATCTGCCCCGATCGGCAGTGGCGTTATGTCATCACCATTGAGGATGCCATTCGCCTCGGTTGCAACCTCATCGACATCGAGGAGCTGAAAGACGAGTACCCAGAGGAGGTGTTCGATCGCCTCTACATGTGCCGGTTTATCGACGATGCGCTGTCGGTGTTCAAGTTCCAGGACATGGAACGGGCAGGGGTAGACCCCAGTCGGTGGGAAGACTACAAGCCCGGGCGGCCTGATCCGTTTGGCCGGCGTGAGGTATGGATGGGCTACGACCCGAGCCGCACCCGCGACAACGCCACCCTGGTGGTGGTTGCCCCGCCCATGGTCGCCGGTGAGCGGTTTCGGGTGCTCGAGAAGCACTACTGGCGCGGGCTTAACTTCCAGTTTCAGGCGCAGGAGATCGTGCGCATCGCCAAGAAGTTCCGGGTCACCTATCTCGGGGTTGATGTGTCCGGCATTGGCTCAGGGGTCTATGACCTGTTGAAACCGGAGTTCAAAGGGGTGTGCCACCCCATCAACTACAGCATCGAGAGCAAATCGCGGCTGGTACTCAAGATGATCGACGTGGTGGAGGCGAACCGCATCGAGTGGGACGGCTCTGATCGGGATATTCCACTGGCGTTCCTCGCCATCAAGCGCAGCACCACCGGCGGCGGCCAGATGACATTTCGGGCCGCCCGCGACAATGTGACCGGTCACGCCGACGTCTTCTTTGCTATCGCCCACGCTGTGGCCAACGAGCCGCTCGATACCAACCGCAAACGAAAATCCACCTGGGCAACCAGCCAGGAGAGAAAGGCAGCATGACCAAGCGACACAAACCCCAACCGGCCCGGGTGGCCAGCCCAGCAAAGAGCGCGGTGGCGTTCAGCATGCCGGAGGCCATCGACCCCACGGCCTGGATGACCGATTACACCGGGGTGTTCTACAACCCCTATGGCGAGTATTACCAGCCGCCCATCGAGCGCAAGGGGCTGGCCAAGGTGGTACGGGCCAATGCCCACCACGGAGCCATCCTGATGGCGCGCCGCAATATGGTAGCCGGTCGCTTTACCAACCAGCGCACCACGGTCACCGCCTTTGCCCATAACTACCTGCAGTTCGGGGATGCGGGCCTGCTCAAACTGCGCAACGGGTTTAACCAGGTGGTGGGGTTGCTGCCACTCTCCAGCGTCTACCTGCGCCGGCGCGAGGATGGCTGCTTTGTCTATCTGCAGCAGGGCAAGCCGAACCTGATTTACCGGCCGGAGGATGTCATCTGGCTGGCCCAGTACGACCCCGAGCAGCAGATCTACGGCATGCCCGACTACCTGGGTGGCCTGCAGTCGGCGCTGCTTAACCAGGATGCTACCCTGTTTCGGCGCAAATACTTCCTCAACGGTGCCCACATGGGCTTCATCTTCTACGCCACCGACCCGAACATGGACGACGACACCGAGGAGGAGATGAAGGAGATGATCGCCAGCAGTAAGGGGGTGGGGAATTTCCGTTCCATGTTCGTCAACATCCCGGACGGCAAGCCCGATGGCATCAAGCTGATCCCGGTGGGGGATATCGCCACCAAGGACGAGTTCGCGGCCATCAAGGGGATCACCGCCCAAGATGTACTGACCTCTCACCGCTTCCCAGCGGCGCTGGCCGGTATCATTCCGACCAATGGCGGGGGAGGGCTTGGGGATCCCGAGAAGTACGATGCGACCTATGCCCGCAACGAGGTGCTGCCGCTGTGTGAGCTTATCCAGGACGCCATCAACAGCGCGGGACTCCCTCGCTCCCTCTGGGTCGATTTTCGGGAGAATATCGGTTCAACTGTATAAACAAACAGTATTTGCTGTGGCAAGATAGGCTGTTGATTTGGATAGAAAAGGGGGCGTAATGCGGGTTTATTGCAAAGTGTGTGGCCAGCGGGGCCGCATTACCAAGACCAACCGACTGAGCGATGATGTCTCTGATCTCTATTGCCAGTGCACCGACGCCGAGTGTGGCCACAGCTGGGTGGCCACCTTGTCGTTCGCTCACACCCTAAGCCCCTCGGCCAAGACCACAAACCAGCTGGTATTGAGCCTGATGGGATCGTTGACACCAGAGGGGAGACAGATGGTTCTAAAAGGACTGGGGGCGCAATAGCGCGCTATGTATCTGGGCTGAGTAGCAGGCATTGAACTTCATGTTTACTGTCAGGTCTGACAGTGCAAAGCTGAAAACCTAGGCTATCTTCAAAAAGCATTCATCATGGTGTGAGTGCCGAACGGCAATAATATAAAGCCCCCTTCCTCCGGGGGCTTTGTTTTGGGTTGAGCTCCCATCCTGCCAGAGCTCACCCGTCGCATCGCAGGCCACCGGCGGCTAACCCTTAGCCACCACACTCCCGAGATCCTTCATGCGCACCTACGAGCGTGAACGCAGCCTGCCGCTGGCGCGCAAGCTAACCCCTGCTTCGCCTGTGCGTTTTATGTGTTGATAATCATGCCGGTGAACGACTGGGGGCGGGTATCAGCTCCCCGCGCCAGCACTGGCCGCGCGGGGGAGACGGGATCCTCTTTGCGATCTACCAACTTACCGCATAACACCGTAATCACAAAAACCAACGCATAATAAAAATGCCACGCGTTGACTGTCCCTCTTGAAGCATTTTTTAGATTTATTGTGTCGAAAGTGGTCTGTTTTTAATGTAAACCCATCCTTCACGACTATCTTTTAAAGTGAAACCTCGAGCCTGAATTTCAATAAGCAAGCGACGGCATTCTTCAGGTTCTGCACCTGTACGTAAACACAGAACCCACCGATGGAGTGAAAAATGCCAAGCATTGGGAATCACTCTTAAATGATTTATTATGTTTCTGGCTCGAAAATGTGTATTTCAAGATTTTTTGGATTTTTGTCTTCTAGCTGTTTAATCAATGAAATAACTCTCGGCTTAGAGATGCCAATAATTTGATTGTCTTTTTTATACTCTATACCAATGCCAATAAACCGAAATGAATCATCTAAAGAATTTTTCAATTTTTTATTCTTAGCAAATTGATACATAGCACCACCACTCATACCTTCTGGGCTTGGACCTGTTGCAAGCGTTCCTTTATATTTAAGTTCTGCATTTTTTCGGTCATATACGCCTGTTATATTTAAGGCATTCCGACCTTTAAATTTAGAGTCAATGGTAAAGTACTTAGCCGACTTGAAGTATATCTGACCATCTTCCTCCGTAACGTATTGTTGTTTTAAACCTTCCGAAGATTTAGAACTATGGACTTTTTTAGTCTTGCACATACTGGATGGAAAACCAGTCCAAGAAAAATAATTTTTTTCAAACCCAATAAGTTTATCTTCATTTAGATTGAAATAGTTTTTCCCGTCCAAAACTATGTTAAAACAGTCAATTACTATTAAGTCATCATCTTTATAGACTGCGTATGATGAGGCTATTTCAGTTAGTTGAAAAAACTGACCATCAGTTTTAAAAAAGTAGAACTGTTCTAAACTAGCACCGCCATCAAGTGCGTGAGCAGCCATGAGAATATAGTGGCATCCATTGTATCGAGCTAGCGTTGCAGTAGACGAGAATTGATACCCACCTAATTCATCTTGAATATACAAAGGAATTACAAACCTTTGAGCCTGACGCTCAAACTCATTTGATTGATATGTAAAATCATTACTCATTACTACCTCTTAATTTTAGCAAAAAACCTTTGAAACATAACAGTAATTAAATGGAAGGCGGTACTAATCCGTTAATCGAGCCTTCCATATAACTCCGAACCGCCCCGATAAAACTCGTTTTAAAGCATGACCTTCTCAGTCTGCCTCTGGTGCTGAACGTATTCGCAGTGGCTCCTCTTTTGGCTCCTATTTTTTCGCGGTGCAACAATACACTCAAGGAGCTGCAATGGAAAGCCCCAGCAAGCCTCGTCTTCGTGAACAAGTTCGGACTGTGATCGAGGCCACCTATCACATGGTGTCGCTGGCCAAGATGTAGGGCGGCGGAGCGAGAGAGAAGGTAAAGGGAAGGGCCTGCTGGTACTCATACCAGCAGGCCCTGACCGGGCACATTACCGATTTTTGCGGGTTAGCTGTGCAGGTGGGGGAGCAGGCGCTGCCAGTCTCGGTCACCGTGGGTGGCGCTCTGAATATGGCGGGTCTTGTCAGCCAGGATCTGCTGGGCGGCGGCCAGGGTCATCGGGTATTCGTGGATGATGGCGTAGTAGCTGCTGGCTGCGCTGTGCTCGGCAACGTCGAGCAGTGGGTAGATGGCTTTAGCTGCATTAATCATCCGGTCGACGGCGCAGGCCACGGCTTGCTGTTTGCCCTTGAGCAGCCCTACCCACTGGCTGATCTCGCTGGCTGGCCAACGTTGCTGCAGGATGCAGGTCACCCGATTATCCAGGCGGCGGTACTCTTCCCGGCTGACGGTTTGCTTGCTGTTCATGTTCATACCCACTCCTCGCTGTAGTCGTTCTGCTCTTGCAGCCACTCCGCGGTGTCCAGCCCCTCCAATACCTTCCACATCTCTGACTGATAGGGCTCGGGCAGCATCTCGATCCAGCTGTGCGTGCCAGCATGGCCCTGCGCCTGGTAGACCTTGCCGCATAGTTCAACCAGCATCGGCCAATCCTCATCCCCCTCCGGTACCGCGTACTCATCCGGCTGGCCTTGTTCGGCTGGCCGCTGGCCTTCTGGTTGCCAATCCGGCTCGCTTGGGAGCGTTCGGCTTGACTGCAGCTGGCTGTTATCAAGCCAGAGGGTGAAACCGTCCACTGTGACGTTGGCACCAGCTCGTAATCGGTCGATGGAGAAGGGAGATAACCCCCATTGTTCCCTCATGATCTGGTCTGCGAAGGCCGCAGGATCCAGCCGCGTACAGTTATTGTCAGAGCTCCAAGGTGCCGGGCTGTCGCCCGTCTTAACCCCAACCCCCCTCGCTGCAGCCTCGGCGGCTTTCCTGGCTTCATGGGTACCGACAGGCACAATTTCCCACCCTTGCAGGCGGGTCTTGATGCCAAGGCGAGCGGAGGTAATGCCCATCAGGCGCTTGATATCTTCGCCATAGCTGTTGGCCTGCTCCTCAATAAGGTGGGCCAGCTTGATGGGGTGTTCGGCACGGGTCGCCAGTGCGCCGCCCATGGCGTGCAGGTAGCAGCGGAAAATGCCGTTATCAGCGGCAAATCGGGCCGCCTCAAAGCGCGGGTCTTGCAGCACGGGCTTGGGTGGGCCAACCAGTTCGGCATTCTTCTTGGCATTGCTGATGCGGCGCAGCTCGCGCCATACCCCGACCGGGGCACCGCCGATCTGCTGGAAGGTGCGAATGCCCCACCAACTGGCCCAGGCCACGGCATGCAGGGCACCCTCATCGGCGGCGGTGCCAGCCTCTTCGTCGTCGTCCAGGTAGGCGCCGTCGATGTTTTTGGCAATGTATTTGGCGATATAGCCCGCGGCATCCCCCTTGGCCGGATCTATCTCTTTCCAGTCGAAGCGGGGAGTGAAGTCGGTAAAGGGTGGGGCGCCCTTGATATCCCGTACCAGCTCTTCGTGGTCATCGGTCAGGGCATAGCGTTGCAGGATACCGATCACCCGGTTGCGATCTTCCGGGCGCATAAATAGCAGCAGGTGCCAGTGCGGGGTGCCGTCGTGGTGAGCCTCGCAAACGCGAAATCCATAAACGGGCGCGTTCCACCGTTTGAGGGCGGCTCTGGCGCGGCTCCATAGCTTGGCCAGATAGGCGCAGGTCTCCCGCGGCGTGGCCCCTTGATATCGTTTGTTCTCTACCGCTTTGCCGTTGTGCTTTTGTGTCCAGGCATGAAAGCGGCTAGGGGCTGTCCAGGTGAAGAAGACCCCCACATGACCCTGCTCCTCGGCATAGTCATTGAACCCCCGAGCACGCACCATCATTTCGTTGCGGCGGTTCAGCGGGTTGGCGTTGCTGGCCTCCCAGCACTCCTTCATCGACACGACCAGATCATACTGCTCGTTGACCACTTCCGACTCGGCCAGCCAGCGCATCATGGCCCGCTTGCGTTCGCGCACCACCTTCATGGTGGCGTTCGATACATAAGCCGACACGCCCTTACGTACCTTGCCGAGCAGAATGTTGATCTGCTCCTGCAGCCGATCCCAGCAGCGGTTGACGCGCTTCTCCCACCACTTGGCAGAGAGCAGGCGCACCAGCACGCTCAGGATCCAGTTATCCCGCACTTCGTCGGTTTTGAACTTGGGCATCTTGCCGATAAAGCCCCATTGGTCGGCCGGTTGGCGCATCAGCTCCCAGGTTTGCAGCAGATCCGGCTCGGCGCCCTCTTTGATGTCCTGTTCGATGTTCTTGTAAATAGCCGCGGTCTGGTTGGCGAATTGGTGGGCAACCTTTTTGCGGCCATCTTCATCGCGCATCTCCCTTGGGTTGACCGGTATGGAGTGGAGCAGCTGGCGCACCCAGCTGGTTCGCTCACGCAGCCAGATATTGGCCGCCCGGCAATGGGTAAAGCTGCAATCCTTGCGGCGTCGTGCGTACTGCTTGAACAGGTCGCGGGTTAGCTCGGGGGAGAGGCCATCGAGCAACTGGATAGCCCACAGCAGATCGTATTGGCCGCGTGGGCCGCCGAAAACGGCGTCAAAGTTGACGCCGGGCAGAGAGTTGCAAAGGGTGTTGACGCGCTGCAGCTGTGCTTTTCTCGACAGCGGCAGCCGGGTGGTGAGCTTGGTCATGCGTTAAGCGGATAACGTCTTGATGCGAAACAGGCATCCACTGATGCGCTGCTGGGCATGGGTTTTCATTCGCCGGGCGGCCGCGCACTGGCGCAACAACAGCTTGATGCTGACGTGGGGGCGGGTAGGTAGCCGGCGCGCATGGGCCAGCTCCCGTTGATAAAGACGCAGCCGCGCTGCGTCTTCCCGATAGGTCTCTTGCCAGCGATACATCTGGCTGGTCAGTTCCTGCTGCAGGTGATGAGTCACTTGATCACCTCACCTTGCCCATGCAGTGGCGCGCACTCCTGCCACCACTCGCCAATCTCTTTGGCCAGCGCAGTTTCGCCCTGGCCCAGTGCCAGCCAATAGACAGAGCGCACCGCACCGAGCGCCAGCAGCTCCCGGGGGATATCCCGATCGCCTCTGGCCTCACCGCCGGCAGCGATAAACTCGGCGCGGGCTGCCAGCCAGTGGGTGGTTAGCTGGTTGTGTGCGGGGAGTGGCGCCGCCTCTTCATCGTCTTCGTCGCCGTCATCATCGAGCAGATCAGCCGGGTTGCTGGTCGCAACCAGCTGCAGCTGGATGTACTGCTGGCCGGAGTAAACCCCGCCCAGGGCGATGCGGTTATCTTCAGCATTGGCCGCGAACATATCGGCCAGCAGCCCCTCGACCACCTTGGGCGCCTGGCGGGCAATCTTGATGATGTCGCTCATTGGCAGGCCCTCCGGTTGATGCTGAGAAACAGTTGGTGCCAGCGCAGAGCACGCTTTGCCTGGGCCATCAGGGATTTACCCTCTGTGCCTCGATATTGGTGAGCGTGTCGTGCTTTGGCGGTGAGCCGCTGGCGCAGGCGCGGCAACTCTGCCAGCGCCTCCTGCTCGGATACGGGATGGAAGATCTTGCTCATGCCTGCACCTCCGGCGTGGCGATACCGGTCAGCAGCCAAGCGACATGGCGCTTCAGTTCCGGGTGGTTGGCGATCAGCAAGAACAGGCCGCCCCCGATCTCGCGGTATCCCAGTTCGTAGTTCTTGAGCGTGGTGGGCGGAATGCCGAGCTGGGCGGCAAACTTGGGGCGGCTCAGCTTCAACTGCTCCCGCAACTGGCGCAGGCGCTTGGCGGCATGGTGGTTGAGCAGATTGATTTGGGTCGGTTGTGCATTCATGGTCAGGCTCCTTGGCAGGGGTTGATGCGGCTGAACAGAGAAGCCCAAGCCAGTGCGGTTGACCGCTCCATAAGCGCAACCCCGTCAGGGTGTTGGCTAAGACGGGCGCCATAGCGGCCCGTCAGCTTGCGTTGTTGGATGCGAAGGTTGCGCAGTGCGCAGGGGATCGCTAAAGTTGCCATGTCGACTTCCTCATACGTTGTTGATAGAGGCCCGCTTGGAGTTGCCGCTCCGTAATGCGGGCTTTTTTATTGCCCAATGGGTCGTGGACCTTGCCCGGTCATCTGGCTTGCTGCCAGCACCGCGCGTTTCATGCGCAGCTTTGCTGCTCTCTCTTTCTTCTCCCTCTCAATATCCCTGATAGATCTGGTGACCGGAGCCGAGTGCCACACCTTGGGGTCACAGCCGCCGCGAAATTCGCTTTGGTACCCCAGTGCAATCACGGCAAGGCGGATTGCCTCGCGCTGCGCATGCGGCAATGCCGACAGCGTGGCGCTCATCAGTTCGCCCCGAGGTTGGCGGGCGATGGCACAGATTGCGGCTTTCTTGGCCTGGCCCAGTGCCAGCCAGTCGGTGTCGAGGCTCGAGCGCTTCTTGCCGAACATCTCGCGCAGCAACATGCAGCCGGCGGTGTTCATGGCCACCTGTTCTTCTGGCGTCAGGCCAGCCAGATTGCGTTGTTCATGGTCAATGCGTTGGGTTTGCATGGGTTCCCTCCTTACATGGTCATGGTTTGCATCAGGATGTCTGACGCACAGGCCAGGGTCGGCACCGCCTGAAAGCGGGCCTCAATGTCGTGGATCAGGATGGCGAGTGACCCCATGGCCGAGGTGGCCACGCTCACCAGGGTGTTGCGCTCAGAGCGGGTGATCCGGCCGCGGTCGGTCAGCTCCAGTGCTCGCTGGCCAATGCTGGCGATCTTGGCGTTCAGGTCGATGGCCTGGTGGGGCAGGGAAGGGGCTCGCTCTGCCAGTGGGATGGCAACGGCCGTCAAGCCACAACCAAACAGGGCGCCATCGAACAGGGTTTCATCCCCCTCACTTGCCTGAGTAATGGCAATCAACTCAGCCACCGTCAGCTCGTGAGGTTGGTCGGGGTTTAACTTGTTGCGCAGGAGCTGCGGATTCATGCCAGCCCGCTGGGCTATCTCGGCCATGTTGTGACTGGCCGCAAAGCGTTGGCAGGCGCTGATCCAGTGCGGATGTTTGCTGGCGTATTCGGTAAACATGCGAGCGTCTCCTTGACTCGTTATGGTGTTGGCAGATTCACGCGAGCGTCATGGTGACGTAGCGCTCGGCCTGATAACGGGCCTGCAGGAACAGGGCGTAAAGGTTGACCTCGCGAGGTGCGCCCGGGCCGTCTTGCAAGATGGGCAACTGGCCGCGGTCGGCGCGCTTTTTAACTGCCCCAATCGTTAAGCCCTGACGCTTGGCGTACTCCTCCAGGCTTTCGCTGACGCGATTGCCAAAGGGGTAATCAAGCGGCAACTGGCTCACATCGCTGGGGATACGGATGGGTTTGGTTCGAGTAACCATGATGAATCCTTCTCAGGGGGTTCAAACACAGGGGGTGGGTTGTTGCGGGGTGCTGTGCGCGCCGGCCTTCAATTTGCCGCCGGTCAGCACCTCGATCTGGTAGGCGCGGCCAATGGGGATGGTTTCTCCCCATTGGGATACCGCGCTTCTTTTGATGCCTAGGGCATCAGCAATGGCTGCTTTGGTGCCGAAGTAGTCGACGGCTAATTCAGTTTTCATGCTCACCTCAATGTTCTGTCCGTTGAACCGGGTTCAAACAACTTAACTTTGTGGGGAGTTAAGTGATTTGGACTTTTTAGTCAAGCACTCTGGACTGGAAATTGTTTAGATTACTGAACTATGAAAAGTGAACGCATTAGAGAACTCAGGAAAAAACATGGACTTACCCAGCAAAAGCTGGGTGAACTCATTGGTGTAAAAAAATCATCCATTTCTCAGTGGGAGAATGATGAGCACTCTCCCAGTGGCGACAACTTGGCCCAGTTATCCAAGGTGTTTGGAGTTTCCGCACATTGGCTTGCTACGGGGAAGGGCTCACCTGAGCTTTCGAACGTGGAACCTGCAGTTATCCCGCAAGGTAACAGGGTTCCGATCCTCAGTTATGTCCAGGCCGGTAACTGGCGCGAGATGTGCGAGCAAGCCACTGCCTTCGATGGTAATGTCGAATATGTATCGGCAGGTGGCGAGATCGGCCCCTACGGCTTTGGCCTGTGGTTACGTGGTGACTCCATGTTGCCGCAGTTCAAGGAAGGGGATCTGATCATCGTTGACCCTGATGAGTCACCTCAGCCAGGTGATTACGTCGTGGCCAAGAACGGCAGCGACGAGGCCACGTTCAAAAAGTATCGGCCCCGCGGCATCGACGAGAGCGGCCAAGAGGTGTTTGAATTGGTCCCCCTCAATGATGATTACCCCACCATGCACTCCGACCGGCAGCACATCCAGATCATCGGCGTGATGGTAGAACACAGATCGTATAGAAAAAGACAAACAGGGCGCTAATGCGCTCTGTTTTTGTATCCGTTGCCAGCTTATAGCCACGCCAAGACGAAAATAACATTGGACGACATGCTTGGACGGTGAAGAGGATTGGCTTCTAATTCTTCGGAATAACACACTAAATAGGGGAATATATGGAATGTTGTTTTAAATGTGGGTGTTTTAAACCAAAATCAGTAGAAATAGAACTCTCAGCTATTCATCTAACAAAACCTTATCTTAATCTAGTGTGTAAATCATGTGACACATATCAAATGGTTTGTCCTACATGTCAAATATTGACATTATGTTGCCCTGAGTGTAACGGGCCATTGATAAAAGGTAAAAATAACTTGGATTTATTAAATGAAGCACTGAGAGAAAAAGATGAGGAAGCTGCCTTAAGGGTTGTGTATGAGTTAGGATTTAAGATTAATAATGTTGGTTCGCATGGTATTGGAGTGCTACATATAGCCGCTATGGCTGGTAATGCTAAGGTTATTGACACAGCCATCAACCTCGGTGCAGATGTTCATATTAAAGATAAAAATGGTCGTACAGCTCTAGTTAATGCTGTGTGGGCTCGCAATGGTAATTTCAATTTAAAGATAATTAAATTCTTCAAAGATGCTATCAATGATGCGGATCTTGCCGGAAGGACAGCAATATTCTATGCAGTCAAAGGCGCAGGCAGTTTTGGGTCTAGAAAGGGGAGTGTTAAAATTGCAAAGGAGTTAATCGCCAATGGTGCAAAGTTAGATGTAAGAGATAATAGTGGGTTGACTGCACTTGATCACGCGATTCAAGAATATGAGTCAAGTAAAACTGGGCAGAACGCAGATGTAGTTGAGTTCCTGAAGGAAATGACCTGTGGGGATCACTAATCTATTTAGAACACAAAGAACTTTTTAAATTAAAGACTGAAAGTGCATAGTTATAATTATAGCCAATGGAATTGGATGTTGAAATGAAAAAATTTTTTTCCAGAAAATTGCTTACGACAGTTTCTGGTTTTATATTATTTGTCATAATGTTTTTTATATGGTTTACATATCCAACTTGGATTGTTGATGTTAAAGGACAGAATGAAATTACAGCATCTTTAGGGCTTGGTTCATTCGGAGATTCTTATGGGGCGTTAAATACTTTGTTTTCTGGCTTAGCATTTTCAGCAGTATTAATTACGTTATTGGTTCAAGCAAATCAACTAGCTGTTACACATAAAGAACTCGATTTAACAAGGCTGGAAATGAAAGAGCAAAGTAAGCAATTTGAAAAACAAACATTGCTAATGAATAAACAGTTGTTCGAGGGAACTTTTTTTAATTTACTTAACTCATATTCTGGGCAGTCGAATTCAATATTATCTATTAATGGAGAAAAAGGGAATCGTGCATGGAAAGAACATGCTTCACTTCTTAGTGAAAACTTGTATATGTTCTCATCGCAGGATGAAGATGCTATATCGTTTGGATATGTTGAGTATGTTGGTGACCTTGGAGGAGAAGCTATTATTAGTCCCATTTTAATGCTTTTTAAAATGTTAGAAACAATTGATCAATCTCCACTAATTGATAATGACGATAAAACGCGATATATAGCCTTAATAAAGGCTCATATATCAAGTGCAGAACTATATGTGATTGCAGTTGTCGGTATGTATGATGAATTGTTTTCAGGCTTTTCAGATTATATCGAGAAATATTCATTGTTAGATGGTTTGAGTTTGGAATTCACTTTACCTGCTAGCATTTTTGTAGGATATAAATTGAGTGCATATAGAAATGTTCGAATGAGTATTTTTCTACATTATTTGGATCTCGCAAGAGAGATGTTTGATGGTGATGGATATAAGTTCATATGTAACATTAATAGTGGAGAAATGCTTTGTGATACTGAGTCAGCACACGTAGATGATATATATAAGGTGTTAGTGGAACATAATTATAATTGTATCTTGTGTCAAGATCCTATTTAAGCAGATTGTTTTTTATATTTCAGGTTGCCAGACATTACTATGTCAAATACTTAAATTAGTGTGATTACGGTAGGAATTTATGTAATAAATTAAAGCTACGTATATTTTATAGGGTATAGTTGTTAATGTCGTACAGATCTTGTTACCCCATGATATCGACTCAATTTGATTGAACCATTATATCTAGCACCTAAAGAATCTTATCTTTTCCATCATCTATGTGTGTAATCGGGCCAGTTAAACATTACTTACTATCATCATGTGCTGTATAAAATAACAGTGCTTTGATGGAGGTGGGATGACAGTGAGAATGCAGTGGTTGGATACGGTGTCGATGTGCGGGCAGCAAGGATGGGTAAGAGCCATCCTGAATAAGGAGGTGTGATGTGAGCATCAAGTCCACGCACGATGGTTATCTGGTCGATATCCGTCCGCAGGGGAGGGAAGGCAAGCGGATCCGCAAGCGCTTCAAGACCAAGTCCGAGGCCCAGCAGTTCGAGCGCTGGGTGATCGCCACCGAACACAACAAAGAGTGGGTGGAGCGCCCGGCAGATAACCGGACGCTCTCCGAGCTAATCGAGCTCTGGTGGCGCTACCATGGCCAGACGCTGAAGTCGGGGGTAAATGCCATTACCCGATTGCGCAAATTGGATGCGGCGTTGGGCTATCCTCAAGCTCGGCAAATAAACCGCCTGTTGTTTGCTGAGTATCGGGCGCAGCGCCTGCAGGCCGGTTGCCAGCCCAGTACGCTCAACTGGGAGCAGGATAGGCTCAGCGGCGTCTTTTCGGTGTTGATCGCATTGGGGCACTACCACAACGAGCACCCGCTTAAAGAGCTGAAAAAGGTCAAACAGGTAGACCGGGCGATGGGGTATCTGACCCATGAAGAAATTGGTCGTCTGCTGGCCGCGCTGACAGGTGACAATCTGAAGGTGGTCAAGTTGTGTCTGGCCACTGGGGCCCGCTGGAGCGAGGCGATAGAGCTACGGCGGGATGATGTGATTGTCAGCCGGGTGACCTACATCAACACCAAGAACGGCAAGAACCGGACAGTACCCATCTCGGTCACCTTGGCGAAAGAGATCACCCAGGGTATTCATCGTGGCCTGTTATTTAAAGACGTTGACTATCTGCTGGTGCGTGATGTGATCAAGCAAGTTGCACCAGACCTGCCAGCAGGGCAGGCGGTTCATGTGCTGCGCCATACGTTCGCTTCTCACTTCATGATGGCGGGTGGCAATATCCTGGCCCTACAAAAAATTCTGGGGCATCAGAACATTCATCAGACGATGACCTATGCCCACTTTGCACCGGATTATCTCAATGATGCGGTCCGCTTTAACCCGCTGGAAAACCATCTTCAACCAGCTTGA